ATGGATGCTCCCATCGCCGTCGACATGGGCATGGAAGCGATGCAGGCCGAACTGAGCCTGGCCGAATGGTCGCCGGAATTGATCGCCCTGATCGGCACCCGCCGGCGCATGACGCTGCGCCCCGCCGCCATGGGCGAGCACTCCTACGAGGCCGACAGCTACGTCGCCACCCTGGGCGGCCGCTGGTCGATGACCTCCTTCGGCGATCTCAAACCCGGCAACGACATGCCGCTGAAGATCACCCTTGAGGTCGATTACTTCCGGCTGCTGAAGGACGGCGGCGAACTCATCGAGATCGACGTCGAGGCCGGCAAGCGGATCGTCGGCGGCGAGGACCAACTGGCCTCCATGCGCGCCGCCATGGGCTTCTAAGCCCGCTCCCAAGGAGAAACAAAGATGACCGGACAAAGCGATGCGCCCGACGCCGGGACCAAGACCGTCACCCTCGACAGCGCCGTCCGGGTCGACGGAGAAGATGTGCGCGAGATCGCGCTGCGCTGCCCCAAGGCCGGCGAACTGCGCGGGCTGATGCTGGGTCAGCTGGTGAATCTGGAGACCGGGGCCATGCTGCGCCTGCTGCCGCGCATCACCCGGCCGCCGCTCTCGGAAGCGCAACTGGCCGCCATGACCCCGGCCGACTTCATGGCGCTGGCCGGCGAGGCGGTGCTTTTTTTCGTGCCGGAGCGCCAGCGGGCGGAACTGATCGAGACCATGGCCCGCTAGCCCTGCCCGACGCCGTAGAGGAAGCCATGGCCGACATCGCCTGCATCTTCCACTGGCCGCTCACCGAACTGCTGCTCATGACGCCCCGCGACCTGGCGCTCTGGCACGCCAAGGCACGCGCGCGGGCCGCGCACGCCCTCGGGCCACGGAGCGGCGGATAACATGGCCGGCAACCTCGACTTCGCCATGGTGCTGCGACTGGTCGACAAAGTCTCCGCGCCGGCACGCACCGCATCCTCCGCCCTCGGGCGGATCGGCGCCGCCGCCGAGGCCGCCGGCCGGCAAGGCACCGCCTGGGCCAACCGCCAGATCGAGACCAACAATGCCCGCCGCCAGGCGCTGCGCGGCGAAGCCTTCGGCCTGGCCGCCGCCGCCGCCGCCGCCGGCGCCGCCCTGCGCCCGGCAATCCAGTTCGAGCGGGCCATGGCCGGGGTCGGCGCCGTCGCCCGCGCCGACGAAGATCAGCTCGCCCGCCTCACCGCCACCGCCCGCGAACTCGGCGCCACCACCGCCTGGTCCGCCTCCGAGGCCGCCGAAGGCATGCGCTTCCTGGCCATGTCGGGCTTCGGCGTCAACGACACCGTCGCCGCCATGCCCGGCATGCTGAACCTCGCCAGCGCCGGCGCCGTCGGCCTCGGCCAGGCCTCCGACATCGCCACCAACATACTCAGCGGCTTCCGCATGGAGGCCGCCGAAATGGGCCGCCTCGGCGACGTACTCACCAACACCTTCACCAGCTCCAACACCGATCTCGCCATGCTCGGCGAGACCATGAAACAAGTCGCCCCCAATGCCGCCGGCCTCGGCGTGTCGCTGGAGCAGACCGCCGCGATGGCCGGCAAACTCGGCGACGCCGGCATTCAGGGCAGCCAGGCCGGCACCGCCCTCAGAGCGATGTTCATCCGCATGGCCTCGCTGCCCAAGCCGGCCGAGGAGGCGCTGGAAGAACTCGGCGTCAAGACCATGGACGCCTCGGGCAACCTGCGCGACCTGCCCACCGTCCTGGCCGAGGTGCAGGCCGCCCTGAAGCCGTTCGGCTCCGGCCGGCAGGCCAAGCTGATCACCGACATCTTCGGTATGGAGGCCTCCAGCGCCGCAACCGTCCTGCTCCAACAGGCAGGCAGCGGCGCCCTGCAGAGCTATGCCGAAAGCCTCGCCGAGACCGGCTCCGCCGCCCGTGTGGCCGCGCGCCTGAACGACAACACCGGCGGCGCCCTAAAGCGCCTGCAAAGCATCGCCGAGAGCCTCGCCATCTCCTTCGGCACCATCCTGCTCCCCCAAGTCACCGCCCTCCTCGATGCCGTCGTCCCCGCCGTCGCCGCCCTGCAAAGCTGGGCCGACGCGCATCCGGAACTCATCTCCCGCGCCGCCCAACTGGCCGCCGCGCTCTTGGCACTACGCCTGGGCTCCGTCGTCCTGCGCTGGGCACTGCTCAATCTGCTCGGACCGGTCTTCCACATCGTCCGCGCCGCCGGCTTGCTGCTTGTTCTCCTGCCGCGCCTGGCCCTGGGCTTCGCCGCGCTCCTCAACCCCATGAAGCTGGTGCGCGGTACCCTGATCGCCCTGCGCTTCGCCTTCCTCGCCACCGGCATCGGTGCCCTGCTGGCCGGCGTCGCCATGGCCGGCATCTGGATCTACAACAACTGGGAAGGCTTGCAGAGCTTCTTCAGCGGCTTCTGGCAGAGCTTCCGCGCCGCACTCGGCCCGGCCGCGCCGCTGCTCGACGGCATCGTCCAGGCCGCCCGCCGGCTGTGGGACTGGTTCGCCGCGCTGCTCGGTCCCATTGAGGCCGGCGGTGAGCAATGGCTGACCTGGGGCGAGCGTGCCGGCACGGCTCTGGGCGGCACCGTCGGCCGGGTCGCCGCCTGGGCCGAAGCCAACGCCGGCCTGCTGCGCACCCTCGGGCGGCTCTATCTCGGCCTGCTGGCGCTGCGTCTGGTGCTGGGCACCCTGCGCTGGGGACTGGGGCTGGGCGCCCTGATCGCGCCGCTGCGATGGACCGCCCTGCTGATCCCGAGGCTCACCGCGTGGCTCTTCGCGCGACTGGCGCTGGGCGGCGCCGGCAAGCTGGCGCTGGCCGCCCTGATCGCACCGCTGCGATGGACCGCCCTGCTGAT